ATCTATTGCTATCCTTGTATAAATAGAAGATATAATTGTATTATCTACTCCTGGCAACAATCTATGTCTATCAGGTCTAGTATAAAATCCCGGTTGCGTGTAAGAGGTTGGGGTAGGATCTTTATTCTGGAAAGCATTCCATGCGTGTGCTAATCTATCTTTAAGATTCATAAGTGCTCCTTAATTAGGCATCAATACCTTGACTTTTTAAATAACGACGAGCAGCATCCATTTGTGAAACCATTGCCGGATCATTTTCTATCTCTGATACATCATCTGCCTGATCAACCAATCTTTGTACGGCACTTGCTGCTTTTCCCACACCATATCCGACTAAAGCTCCAATAGTTATATTTCTTAAATTCGTACTTTTTGGAGATCCAACAGGAGTTAACATTTTTACGGTATAACCAGACAAGGCGGCATCTGCAACTTCAAAAGCTCTATTTCTTATAGATCGTTTTCTATCTTTGGTTTGATATATAGAATTAGTATCTTTAATATATTTTGCGGCCCCGTGTTCTCCCGAATATCTTCGTAATCCTTTTGCATTAAGTGATCCGTCTTCATTCTGATAACGTCTAACTCCCCATTTCTGGCCTTTAATGCCATGGTGGGCTAAATATGTTTCATCGTACATATGTGTTTCTCCTTACGTATTTATACCTTGTGATCTCAAATATTGTCTAGCATTTTGAACGTATTTTGGCGCATTTTTAGAATTGCCTAATACTGATAATTCTGCAACGGACCTATATTCAAATAACTTATTAGAAAGTATATACTCAGATCCAGCGTGTATAGCTGCTCTACCAGCTACGAAAGCATACGCTGCATATATTGCGCCCATTTCTCTTGGGGTATTTGGATTATGGTGGCTTCTAAAATAAGAAATATCTCTATAAGCTTGTATGCCTGCGCCTACTGCACCTATAACTGCTGATTTTTTAGTATTTGAACTTTTTCTGCCCCTAGCACCTGTATCATACAGGTATCTTCCAAGTCCTTTTTTTCCAGAATATCTCTTCTTTCCAGCTTTTGTTAAATTACCATTAGTGTCTACATATCTTCTAACACCCCATTTCTGGCCTTTAACGCCATGGTGGGCTAAATATGTTTCATCGTACATACCTGTTTTCCTCTATCATTCTTCTAATTTCATCGATGGACTTTTGAGTTTGTGGGTGTTCTCGTCTATACGATAATGCAGCTTCATTTAATCTTGTAGTTCTAGAATATCTATTTATTAATGACCTAACTCCTCTGTATGCTCCGACTGCGGCGCCTACTTTTGCCGCTGATTCTCCTAATAGTAAACCGTATCCACCAGCCAAATCCATGTTTATCTTCTCAGATCTTAATTCTTTAGCTGCTGTTTTTGCAAAGTCTCTAGATCCACCAAATAAAATACATGGCTTTTTAGCTTTATAACCGGAATAAAATTTATCGTTAAAATCCACTATTCCGCCATATCCTCTATTTTTTAAACTACTAAAAAAGGTATCGTGTATCGATTGTAAATCACCATGATCTACTAAAAGAAGATTATATGCTTTGTATACGTCGTCATTTACTTTTCCTTTTTGTAAAGCATTTTTCGCACTCCGCATTACTTGTTTTTGTTTTACGCCCATAAATAAATTAGGCTCTAAATTATCCATTAATGTTTTTTTCGCAGAGGGGTCACTATTAATTATATTTTCTAACGTTTCTCTTGCTGTTTTCGGGGATGCTATTTTTATTTTACTCTTAGCCTCCACAACTACATCATAAATTGGTTCGTTTGTTCCGCCAAAACCAAAAACCCCATTTTTTAATTGATTTCCATATAATCCTCGATACTTCATTCTATCAGTCTGCTTATATGCGGCATAAAAAGCGCCTTCGACATTCAGATCTTCTCCAGCTTGAATTCTATGAAATTTTGTATTACTACTGATAAATTGATCTACATTTTTATCGTAGTGCTTTTTAGCCACAATTGCCGCTGCTGTTACTGCGGTAGCCGTGACAGCTGCAATTGCTATCTTTTCGGCCTTATCTCTTTTATATGCCGCAATCTCTGCTTCTTCTTGGGTAAGGCCTTCATTCTTATATCGATCGATCAATTTCTGTCTATGATTTGAAACTTTCGTTTCTTTATTTAATTTTTCTTTTACTCGCTCATTATCATATTCGTTTTTAGCGAGTTCCATCATAGATCTATTTTTATCACTTTTTCGAGCTTTATATTGCTCTTTAGCAGCGGTATATTTTTGTTTAGCGGAATCAACATCATATTTATATCGTATTTTACCAGCTGACGTCAATGAGCCATCATCATTCTGGAAACGTCTTATACCCCATCTCATGCCTTTAATACCGAAATGGGCCAAATATGTACCGGATGGAACTAAATCATCATATAACATTATTCAAATGCCTCTCTGTTATACTTATAAGCAATGTAGGCATCCATCATGGCCGCCACATTATCTATTTTTGCTTCGTATCTTTTCTTTAAAAGTTTTCTATTACCATTAGTATCTTCTTGCGTGATACAGTTACCCATTGCAAAACTCATGAGTTCTTCATCAAAACGCAATAATCCTTCACTAGATAATATCTTTAATTCTCCTAACGGTAATGATTCTGTTTTGGCCCCTTGTATTACTTTTTCGATAGCGAATGGTCCATTTTCAGCGGTCCAACGATCAACAAATTCTTTAGCATTATATGGGTCGTATCCAAACGATCGAACATCGTATTCCATTTCTTGAATATGTGCATCCAGATCATCATATACTTCCATCATATCAAGAACTGTACCATCTAAGACAACCAATGTTCCTTCTTTTATAAATTCTTCATACTTAGCTCGCCTTGCTGATGGCAATTTCGATAATGTGAGGGTGGTTATATAGCTTCTTGTTTTTATACCAAAAGAATCATCCGGCAATGGGAACATAAAAGTAAACGCACAGAAATCGTCTCCTTGTGATAGATCGGCCCCCAAAGAACATGGCATTTGCCAATAATTCTTTTTAGGATGAGGTTTAGTTTCTTCATAAGTAAAGAAATATGTATAGCCCTCCATTGGTATACCGAATCTTTTAGCTAAAATATCATTTTTATTAGCCGGAGCTGCTTCTGCTCTATCAACATCTAACTGATATGTTTCATAAGACACTGTTTGACCGATATTCGGCTGTGCTTTCATCCATGTCGATGGATCAGCTACTTCAGACTGATCATCTAATTTATACCACCATATAGAAGTATGCGGATTGTAATAATCGCCCTTAAGGATGGACATTAATTCCATCTTAATCGTATCACCAGGTCCGTTTCTTACTGTACCTTCTGATGAAACGGCTACTATAATATAATCCTTATTCTTAGATGCACCTTGTTCTATTGCTCCTATAACATCTTCTCGAATATCACCAGAAAGCCATTCATCGACTGTATTTATTCGGCTATTAAGACCTTGTAATTTATCTATAGACATAGGTCTTATCTCTAACAAAGATGATGTAAGAAAATTTTCAATTCCCTTCTTTGTTGGTGATAATTTTTGTCTATTAGATTTAGAACCGGTAGTATTCTGTAATGATCCTTCGGTAAGAAATTTAAACCACGGACCTCTAGAGCGAGCAATTGCTGTTCTAATTGGTGATAGAACTTCTTCGGCTTGCTTCATGGTAGGAGCTGTGGTAATTTGATGTGTTGTTGTTTTATCAACTGTTAAAAAATATGCTTGTAGACATGCCAAATACATTGATTTAGCAGCGCCTCTAGCGACTATCAAATATTGTTTAGTTACTAGTCTTTTTTTAAATAATTTGGTAATATACTTACCGGTAACTGGGTCCGGTACATTTCTTTCTATAAAATAATACCATCCGAATAATTGTTCGGCCCATAATTTAAAGGTGTCTAGTAACTTTAAATCTGCTCCATCAGTTAATGTTAGCTCTTCTTCGCAAAAATCTATAAAACCTTGAATTGCTTCGTTGTCGTAATAATACCTTGGATCTTCTATCATATCATCGATACGATTCATTTCCATTTCGACTTCTCGGCAAACTGGTATTTCGCCTCTTAAAACTTTATCTCGAAATTGTCCGTAATATATGGGCACTGCTGTATTTGACAGTGACATTTATGGCTCCTTTTTATTATATATTACTTAAATATACTACCAAGTTTAATATTCCAAGCGCTAAACCCAGCACACAATGCGGCACCTGCTGATATTTTTTGACGGGTCGCAGAGTCGTTAAAGAGAGAACCATGGCTTACTTTATTTAAAATTTGCATTGTTGATTGTGTGCCTAAATATGCCATTCCGGCTCGAATAGCGGTCTGACCTATTTTATATGATGTCTTATTTGATCTTTCCTCTCTAAGTTCTCTACGATACTGATTTTCAGCATGTAATCTTTTTGTACTTCTATCGAGATCCTGATCGGACATTTTAATTGGATTCTTCTTTTTCCCACTCTTAGTATATCGAGCTTTTCCGGAGGCTGTAAGATTACCATTCTTATCACGATACCTTCTAACGCCCCACTTCATACCTTTAATACCAAAATGAGCCAAATATGATTCGTTGTACATTGTTGTCCTCCAATGTTAATAGACATTAAAACCGCGTCGGTGTAATACGGGACGAAAGGAGCCTAGAAATATCCCATTTACTAGAGCCTATCCGACACGGTATTAATGTCTATTAACTACCATGATTTTGTATCATTAGGTAAACGATTACCATCTAATTTATAAAGTTCTTTTCTACTAGGTGTTCCATAATGTATCATCTGATGTGTATCAAATGAAACAGATATAAGATTATCCGGATCCAATACATCTGGAGATCTATTTAACAGATCATCTATTGTTATTGGATTAATATGGTGTATGATTATTTTTGATTGATTAATTATCGGATAGTCA